TTAACTAATACATTATCTGCACTAGCATCATCAAGTTCTAGTGCTTCTAGTGCTTCTAGTGCTCCTAGTACTACTAGTGCGCCACAGCCTACAGTAGCTCCTCCAGTTACACCCGTGGCTACTACTGCTCCTACTCCTGAACCTACACCTGTAACAACTACAGAGCCTACAGACATCTTTGAGGACACTACTGCTGAAGATACTACTGCACAAGTAGAAGCGGAAGCGGAAGCACAGGCAGAGGCTCAAAGTCATGCAGACGCTCAAAGGCAGGCAGAGGCTCAAAGGCAAGCAGAGGCTCAAAGGCAAGCAGAGGCTCAAAGGCAAGCAGCTAGAGAGGCAGAGGCTGCTCGTTTAGCTGAAGAAGCTAGAAAAGCAGCGGAAGCTAGAGCAGCCGCAGAAGCTAAAGCAGCAGCAGAACAAGAAGCTATTGCTCAAGCAGAAGCTAGGGCAGTAGCAGCGGAAGCACGTTTAGCAGAACAACAAGCACAAGCTCAAGCAGATGCAGCCGCTGCTGAAGCAGCTAGAGCAGCAGACTCACAAGCTCAAGCAGATGCTTTAGCAGAAGCTGTAGCGGCAGGAGAAGCTAGGTACGGAGAAGCTGTAGCGGCAGGAGAGGCTAGGTACGGAGAAGCTGTAGCGGCAGGAGAGGCTTTTGGTGAAGCACAGTACGGAGAAGGATTAGGCACAGGCAGAGGCCAAGGCGCTGGAGCAGGGCTTGGCGCAGGATTAGGCTTAGGTTTGCTTTCTGGGCTAATGGGAGGTCAAGGAGGAACTGGAGGAACTGGAGGATACACACCACCAGAGTTTGAAGACTATCAGTTTAGAAAGACATATCAAGCCCCTGAGTTATTAGAGTTAGCACAACAATATCAAAGTTATCAACCTCCTGCACTACAAGGGTTATTTAAAGGTTTAGTATGAGTACACAATATCTAACAATAGTCAATGAGGTACTTCGTAGACTACGTGAAGACGAAGTATCCGCTGTGAATAATACAGCTTACTCTAAGATGGTAGGAGACTTTGTAAATGATGCTAAACGTATTGTAGAAGATTCACATGATTGGTCTACACTACGAACAACTGTTGTTGTGCCTACCGTAGCAGACACTACAGAATACAGCTTGACAAACGCTGGAGAACGTGTTAAAATATACAGTGCTATTAATGATACATCAAACTTTTTTATGACCTATGAATCACCTAACTGGTTTAACAACGCATATTACATTTCCGGTGAAGTTACAGGCACTCCAAATTCTTATACGTTTAGTGGTATAGACGGCAATGAAGACACTAAAATACAGGTGTACCCTAAGCCTGATGCAGTGTACTCTATGCGCTTTGACTTAATTGCTAGAGAAGCTGAATTATCTAACGATACAGACACTACAGTGTTACCTAAGAACGCTATTATCCACAATGCTGTAGCTTTGTTGGCTAGAGAACGTGGTGAAACAGGTGGTACTACTGCGCAGGATTACTTCTTGATTGCAGACAGACATTTGTCAGATGCTGTTGCAATAGATGCCTACAAGAATCCTGAAGAATTTATCTACAGAGTACCCTAATGGCTCAAGAACGAAAAAGCATATATGTAGGAGCGCCGGGGTTTCGTGGATTGAATACTCAGGACTCTCCTGTAAATCAAGACTCCTCTTTTGCTTCTATAGCAGAGAATGCTATTATGGACAAGTTCGGCAGGATTGGTGCTAGAGAAGGTTTAAATAAACTTACTAGCTCTACTACACCTCTTGGCTCTAGTGTCGGAGTAGAATCTGTTTTTGAGTTTACTAAGCGAGATGGCAATACTATTGTATTCTCTACAGGTAACAATAAAATATTTACTGGCACTACTACATTAACTGATGTTACTAATAGCATGACTATCAGTGCTAATAACTGGAAGATTGTCTCCTTTAACGGTGATGTTTATTTTTTTCAGAGAGGACATGACGCATTAGAGTACACTACAAGCGCAGGAACTATAGGAGTTTTATCTTCTGATGCCCCAGACGCTAATGAGGCTTGCGCTGCTTTTGGTCGTATATGGGCAGGAGATGTAACAGACAATAAATATACTTTGTTCTTTTCGGACACTCTTGATGGCGATGATTGGACAGGAGGTACATCAGGATCTTTAGACCTAACTACAGTATGGCCTACAGGTTTTGATGAAATTGTAGCTATAAGAGAGTTTAACAACTTTTTAGTTATTTTTGGTAAGCAAAGTATTCTTCTGTACTCAGGAGCCTCTGCCCCTGCTAGTATGGTTCTTTCTGATGTTATCACAGGTATTGGCTGTGTAGCTAGAGACAGTGTACAGGACACAGGTACAGATTTAATATTCTTGTCGGACTCAGGTGTGCGTAGCTTGGGCAGAACTATACAAGAAAAGTCAAACCCTATTGGTAACGTGTCTAAGAATGTACGTGACGATATAATTTTTAATATAGGTGCAGAAACTGGAAACATCAAATCAGCGTACAGCCCAGAGAATGCGTTTTATCTTTTATTCTTTCCTAGTAGTTCTCTTGTCTTTTGCTTTGACATGCGAGGCACATTAGAAGACGGAAGTAATCGTGTTACTACATGGCCTGCTACTAAAATTCTTTGTGGTGCTAGGGGGTCTGATGGTACATTGTATTTAGGGACAGTTAAAGGTATCAATAAATACAGTGGCTACTTAGACGATACTTCTCCGTACACTATGAAGTACTATACGCAGCCTTTATCTTTTGGCGACCCATCAAGGCTAAAGATACTAAAAGAATTATCATTTAAAGTTATTGGTGGGCAAGGAGCTACTTTAGTTTTAAACTGGGGTTATGATTACACAGAAGCATACGCTAAAGAATCAATAACTATTGCTAACTCTAATATAGCTGAGTATGGAATAGCTGAATATAATGTAGCCGACTCTGAATATAGCGCGTCTATTATTGTAGATAATGCTAAAGTTAAATCAACAGGTTCAGGAACAGTAGCTACTATTGGAGTAGATGCAATAATTAACAATAGGTCTTTGTCAATACAAGAACTAAAGACTGAGGCACTTATAGGTAGATTAGTATGACAAATTATTCAAAGACAACTAACTTTACAGCTAAAGATTCTTTAGTATCTGGAGATGCTAATAAGATTGTTAAAGGCTCTGAGATTGATGCAGAGTTTGACAATATTGCAACAGCGTCAGCAACTAAAGCAAACATAGCTAGTCCTGTATTTACAGGTGTTGTTTCTTTTCCTGATGGCTCTGCCGGTGATCCTTCAATTACAAATACTGGAGACACCAATACTGGACTGTTTTTTAGTGCAGCAGATACTCTTTCATTTACCGCTGCTGGAACCGCACAGTTTACTATGGGTGATGGAGTAATTGCTCCTGTCACTGACGCAGACGTAGACTTAGGTACATCTTCACTAGAATTTAAAGATGCTTATTTTGATGGGACAGTACACACTGATGCTATTAACTTAGACGGTACAGCGATTACAAGCACTGCTGCTGAACTTAACATTCTTGACGGTGTAACGTCTACGGCAGCAGAAATTAATCTTCTTGATGGCGTTACAGCCACTACAACAGAACTTAATTACACTGACACTGGTGCTGCTGTAGGTGTAGTAGTAGCTAGTAAAGTAGTTACAGCAGATGCTAATAAAGATGTAGCCAGCTTCCGTAACATTACCCTAACCGGGGAGCTAGATGCAGGATCTCTTGACATTTCTGGAGATGCTGATATTGATGGTACGTTAGAGACAGATGCTCTATCTATCAATGGCACAGCCGTAACCAGTACAGCAGCAGAGCTTAACATCTTAGATGGTGTTACATCTACTGCCGCTGAACTAAATATCCTTGATGGCGTAACGTCCACAGCAGCAGAGCTTAACATCCTAGATGGTGTTACAAGCACGGCTGCTGAGTTAAACGTTCTAGATGGCATTACAGCAGTTGTAGGAGAACTTAACGCACTAGACCTTGGTAGCACCGCAGTAGGTACTGCTATTGCTTCTAAGGCTGTAATCCTAGATGCAAACAAAGACTATACTGGCATTCGCAATCTGACAATTACAGGCGAACTAGATGCAGCTACTTTAGACATCTCAGGCGATATAGACGTTGATGGCACAGCCAACCTTGATGTTGTGGACATTGATGGTGCTGTAGACTTTGCATCTACAACAGCTCACGCAGGTAATGCAACTTTTGCTGACAATGCCAAAGCCATCTTCGGTGCTGGCTCTGACCTACAGATTTACCATGATGGGTCTAATAGTCGAATTTTAGATGC